CAAAAGAAAGAAGAAGAGAAAGAGCTTCTTGATATGCAAGATGGAGGACTCGTAAAAAAAAAGAACTGAATGAGGGTGGATTCTTAAAAGGAACTTACGGAGAAAGTAAAAGACCTAAAAATATACGTGAAAGTAAAGATGTTGACGTAAGAGTGACTCCTAAGTCTAGGTCTGGTAATTTATCTTTTAAACTTAATGTTGACGACAAGTATGTACGTTCTGTTTCAGGACAAGCAGGAGGAGGTAAAAGCAAAACAAAGGTAGATGTAGCTTTTAAAAAAGACCCTGTATTTCAACGAACAATTCAATACATTCATGGAAATGCTGCTGTTCAATTAGGTTTAAATCCTAATAAAATGCCTCTTAATATGTCTAATGTAAGAGGCGCTTATGAGAAATATAAACAAGTTCTAAAAGATACGGAAGGCATTGAAGATAGACAATCTGGCACAGGTTACGGAGTGGGCGCTACATTTAAATTAAATGAAAATGGTTCTTTAGATATAGATTTTAATAAAACTCCTCAAAGAGAAAAAAGAATTTTTGGAAGGTTAAGGTATAAATTTTAATGGGACAAAACTGGGAATATTTTACTCACGACGAATTAAAGTGCAAATGTGGTTGCGAAGATGCGCCCATGAGAGAAGACTTTATGAATATGCTTATTGCAATTCGCGAAGAGTTTGATCGTCCTATGATTATTACATCTGCATTTCGATGCGTAACGCACAATAATAATATTGGTGGAGCAAAGGACTCTCCACACTTACACGGCAAAGCTGTAGACGTTGGTGTAAACTACGAAGATGCCTACGATCTTTTAGGCATAGCTTTACAACATGGTATGACAGGTATTGGCATAAAACAAAAAGGATCACCGTCTGGACGTTTTATACATCTTGATAATATGATGGCTTCAGAAAATCGTCCACGACCAACAGTTTGGAGCTACTAAACGCTTCATTACCGGAGCGGCTACCCGATACAAATCGGCCCCGCTATTTAACTACTCCTCCGCACGGCTACCCGAATATATAACATTCGGCCCCGCGAGAGAAAGGAGATACAAACATGACTGACAACGAAAACGTTACAGAAGAAGAAACATTCGAGCCTACCCCATACGAAAATGCGTATAGGCGAACCCTGAATGAACCTGACGAAGAAACTTTGGACCCCGCTGTAGAAGAAGCGGCTACTCCTCAACTTACAGAAGGTATCGTTCAAAAAGAAGATCACGATTACAAGAAACGGTATGATGATCTAAAGAAGCACTATGATACTAAACTTAACGAGTGGAAACAAAACCAAGAGATTCTTGAAGCCAAACTCAAGATGTCTGACGCTCCGAGAGTAGATCAGCTTCCTAAGACAGCGGAAGAACTTGAAAACTTTCGTACTCAATACCCTGATGTGTATGATGTGGTCGAAACTATTTCTTCGCTAAAAGCTAATGATCGAGTTTCACAAGTAGAAGAACATTTGGAAGTACTGCGACAAAAGGAAGAAGAGGCAGAACGAGTTACTGCTGAAAAACAACTTACTGCATTACATCCAGACTTCATGGAACTTAAAGAAAGTGACGACTTTCTACAATGGCTAGAAGAACAACCATCAAGCATTTCTGATGGTGTCTATCGCAACAATACGGATGTTCGTTGGGCCGCAAGAGTGATCGATCTGTACAAAGCAGATGTTGGTCAGACCACTACTAAGTCGAGGCGATCTGGTTCTACAGAGAATCAACGTGCAGAAGCAGCGCAAGCTGTAACACGCACAGCATCAAATCGAGGCTTAGAGTCTCTAGGACCGGACAAAAAAGTCTGGACAGTAGAGGAAATCTCCCGGCTTAAACCGTGGGAATTTGAGAAATACGAAAAAGACATTGACGCTGCTTCCCGTGAAGGACGTATCGTTGATTCAATTTAACTTTTAACCATAGTAAGGAGAAACCGAAATGGCTTTTACTCGCGCTGGTGGTTATCAGAATCTACCGTCAGGTAATTTTGTACCCACTATTTTCAGCCAAAAAGTTCTCAAGTTTTTCCGTCGTGCGTCGGTTGCTGAAGCGATTACCAACACCGACTACGCTGGAGAAATTGAAAACTTTGGCGATACCGTGAATATTATCAAAGAACCTACGATTACGGTTCGTGATTATGCTCGCGGTACTACTGTTAACACAGAAGAACTGTCTGACGATCAAATTCAATTGACCGTCGATCAGGGCAACTACTTTGCTTTCAAGGTTGACGACATCGAAGAGCGTCACAGTCACCTCAACTTTGAGGCGCTGGCTACTTCGTCTGGTGCGTACAGCCTCAAGAAAGCTTACGACTTTAACGTTCTCAAGAACATTTACGACAACGCCGCTGCTTCGTCCGGTACGCTGAATACGCAAGCTACTTCAGCTAACACGGGTGATGAGGTCGCTGACCTTGTTGCACAAGCTGCTCGTAATCTTGACGAGAACGACGTTCCAGAAGAAAACCGCTGGCTTGTGGCTCCTCCGCAGTTCTACGAAGTACTGCGTGGCGCATCGTCCAAGATTATGGATGCGTCGGTCACGGGTGCAGGTTCGCCTCTGCTGAACGGCAAAGTTACGGACAGGCCGCTTCACGGCTTTGATCTGTATCAAACTAACGCGATTGCAGTCGGCTCCACGGGTTCGGCAGCTTCGCACACTTTTGGCTCATCTTCAACAAGTGGTCAGACGCTTATTCTGTACGGGCATCAGAGCGCAGTCGTTACGGCTTCGCACATTGCCAAGACAGAAGTGATTCGCGATCCTGATAGCTTCGCTGACGTTGTTCGTGGCCTTCACGTTTTCGGACGTAAGGTTCTCAAGGGCAGCGGCACGGGCTTCAAGGGCGTGTTCAAGGGTCTGATGGACTTGGATAGTTAAGGGAGGACTAGAATATGGCTACTTATTCCATTACGGGCGGTGGTTCCACTGGTATCTCCGCAGATGCTGGAGACGTTAAAGTTGTTAGCGTTGTTGTAGACTTTAGCTCTACGACGAACGCAGCAAACGATGTCTTTCAGTGCATCGAACTTCCTGCCAATACGTATGTCGTTACTGCCGGAATCGAGGTAATGACTGCTGACACGGCAGGAAACAGTGGCACGGTGTCGTTGGGTGACGGTGATGATGTTGACCGTTACGTTACGGCTCAGACGATTGCAAACACTAACCTTGTTCCAATTCGCGCTCAAGCTGGTGCGGGTTCGCAAGGTACTACGTCGATTGGCTACGGTAACTATACCGCTGCCGACACGATTGACGTTGTGGTTGCAACCGGAGCAATTAACGCTGTTATTCGCGTATTTGCGCTTGTTGCTGACTATGATGGGCTTGGTTCAAACGAAGCTCAGAAGGTCACTTTCGAGTAATATATGTTTAGTGAGAGAGAGGGCTTTTCTTCTCTCTCACTCTACATACTTTCAACATAGGAAAAATAATGGCTACTTTTTTACAGTTAACAAATAGAATATTAAACGAGCTAAATGAGCCTGAACTTACTTCAAGCAACTTTTCTAGTTCGCGAGGTATTCAAACTGTTGCAAAGAATATGGTAAACAAAAGTATTCACGATGTTTACAATTCTGAAGTAGAGTGGCCTTATCTTCATAGCGATCAAACAGACTCAGTGACAGCAGGAACACAAGAGTACAGTTTTCCGAATGACGCTCGAAAAGCTAACATGAATACTTTTGTATTAGTACCGTCTAATTTAATCACCAACGGTACTTTTACATCAAACATTACTAGCTGGAGTACAACTTCAGGAAGTCCTGCTAACGCTTCTGAACGTCTACGTCTTAATAGTGCAGGTGCTGAACAGTCTATCAGCACCATTGTAAATAAAGAGTACGTTCTTAGATGCCGCACGTTTGGTGGAGATATTACACTAAACATTGGTACAGGGTCTGGTGGAACACAAATATTAACCCAGACACTTACTATATCTAATTTAGGTGATGGAGAGTTTCATACAGTCAACTTTACAGCTACAACTACTTCTACGTTTATAGGTTTTTCTAACTCTGCTTCTGCAAACTACGACGTAGATAACGTAGAGGTATCTGAAAATCTGTCTCCTCGTAAGCTTGTATTTCTTTCTTATAATGAGTGGCTAGAGAAATTTTCTGATCGTGATCTCAATCCTACAGACACAGATCAGTTTGGTATACCCTATTACGTCTATGAAACATTTGACGACAAGTACGGACTTACACCTATACCTGATAGAGGTACGTTAAGTGTGCGTTATGAATATTATAAAACACACACTGATCTTTCAGCGCATGGTGACAGTCCTGATCTACCATCACGCTATGATGATGTAGTTGTAAATCGTGGTAAATATTATTGCCACATACTGCGAGCTAATATACCCGCTGCACAGCTATCTGAAAAGGACTACAAAGAAGGACTAGCTCGTATGCGTATCGAACTAATTAACACAAAAGATTATATCTATCCAGCAGGAATGAGGTTGTATAACACGACGCCATGACACAACAGATAACATCAAGTATCGTTACAACTTCAGGCGGTCTTATGCTAGATCAAGATGTTTATTCTATGCCGCCCGGAGCCGCTACAAAATTACAAAACTTTGAACCGTCTGTGCTTGGAGGATATCGCCGTCTTAGCGGAACTACAAAATATTCTTCTAGTCAACCAAACGGCACAAATGTAATTCAAGGTGTATTTATATATCAAGATAGAGTATATGCTGTGTCTGGCGGGACTATTGTATACGGTTCAGGAGATGCTTGGACAAGTATAGCAACTGGTCTTACCTCTAACGCTAGAGTATCTTTTGAGCGTTATAATTATGAAAACTCAGAAAAAGTAATTTTAGTAAACGGTTCTGACCAACCAAGAGTAATTAACGATACCTCTGTATCTACAATATCTGAAAGCTCCGTAAATGGATCGAAGTTTGTAGCATCGTTTCGAGAACATATGTTTTATGCTGGTATGTCAGGCACACCGCAAGAGATGGTATTCTCTGCACCGTTTAACGAAGATGATTTTAATTCAGGAAATGGTGCAGGATCAATTAAAGTTGACGATACGATTACAGGGCTAAAAGTATTCCGTGATAGTTTGTTCATCTTTTGCCAAGATCGTATATTTAAACTAACAGGTAATTCAAGCTCTTCATTTGTTATCGCTCCAGTGTCTCGTACACTTGGTTGTCTTGATAACTTTAGCATACAAGAGATAGGAGGTGATCTAGTCTTCTTGGGGCCAGACGGTATTCGTACGGTTCAAGGTACGGCGCGTATTGGTGATACAGAACTTGGTGTCGTATCAAAAGCTATTCAACGTAGGTTTCAAGATATATCTCTTGACCGTATTAGTTCTGTCGTTATTCGAGATAAAAGTCAATACAGAATATTTAGACCTACGACAGGTGCTACAGAGGTATCTTCTGAAGGTATCATAGGTGTAATTAAAGCAAATCCACAAGGTCAGATAGGTTGGGAGTGGTCTGAAATAAAAGGAATCAAGCCTTCTTGTGCTGACTCACAATTTATAAATGATGATGAACTTGTTGTACATGGAGGGTTTGACGGTTTTGTGTACAAGCAAGAATTTGGAAATACTTTTGCTGGTACAAACATACAAGCAAGCTATCGTTCACCTGATTTAACATTAGGCGATGCTGGTATTCGTAAAAACATGCAGCGTATAAATGTAAACTATGATGCAGAAGGTGCAGTGTCTTTAGCTCTGGGTGTTAAGTTTGACTTTGAAGACCCTGCTACTCCACAACCAGCAGACTATACACTAAGCACTCAAAGCACACAAGCTATCTATGGCTCTGCTGTATATGGCACAGGTGTTTACGGTTCTGAAGGTTTTCCTATTATACGTCAATCTATAGAAGGCAGCGGTTTTACTGCTGTTGTAAAAATAGATGACGCTTCAAGCAATCCTCCAATCACACTTAAAGGTTTTCAACTAGAGTTCACACCGGGAACAAGGATGTAATAAAAATGGGTACAGCGTATTCAGCAAGGCAAAGTTCTTACAGTGATGGCGATACCATCGACGCTTCAGATTCTAACAATGAATTTGATGCTATTCTAAGTGCTTTTGGTACAAGCGGTCACACGCATGATGGAACTGCTGGTGAAGGCGGCAACGTTACTGCACTTCGCGGACACGCCTTAACGTTTGGTCTAGGTACAGCAGGAACTGATGTTGTACTAACGTTTGACGGTGAGACAAGTGATGGTGTGCTTTCTTGGATGGAAGATGATGATGATGTTAAAATTATTGATGATAAAAAAATAATCTTAGGAACAAACGACGACATCACTGTTAAGTATGATGAAACTACAAATAATTCTCTAGAGATTGCGGCAAACGTAGAAGGCGCTGCTTTGGGCGTAGTTCTAAAAGCAGATCAGGGTGATGACGCTGGTGATGAATGGAAACTTAATATTGCTGATGGTGGCACGCTTACATTTGGTAATGATATAAATAGCGCAGGTACATATGTAACGCACATGACGCTAACACCTAATGCTACCGTAGCTAACTCTACAGCAACGTTTGCAGGAAACCTTACGGCAGCTAATCTTGTAACTGCTGGTAGTTTATCTATCGGTGGCACTGCAATTACTTCTACAGGTGCAGAACTAAATAAACTTGACGGTGTTACATCAACCACTGCTGAACTTAGTATTGTAGATGGAGATACTAGTGCAACTTCTACAACAGTTGCAGATGCTGACCGTGTTGTATTTAACGATGCTGGCACCATGAAGCAAGTTGCTGTTACAGACTTAGCAGCATACTTTGACGATGAAATTACAGCGATGCCTAATCTGACATCTGTAGGCACTCTGACAACTCTTACTGTAGACAACGTTATTGTTAACGGAAGTACAATCGGTCATACAAGTGATACAGACCTGATGACTGTAGCTGATGGTGTTCTTACAGTCGCTGGTGAGGTCTCTATGACTACACTAGACATTGGAGGTACAAACGTGACCTCTACTGCTGCTGAGATTAATCTTCTTGATGGTGGAACGTCTGTGGGTGGTTCAATTACAATTGCAGACTCTGACGGGTTTATTGTAAACGACGGTGGAACTATGAAGACAATTCCAGCGTCTGATCTTAAAACATATACTGCAAGCACTACTGCTGCTGATGATATTTCTGCTGGTGATGCTGCGATTAATCTTACGACTACTTCTGGCAATATTACCATTGACGCTCAAGGTAACGATACAGATATTATATTAAAAGGTACAGATGGTAGTTCTGACACAACGTTCTTAACAATTGATGGCAGTGACGCTGGCACAGCTTCATTTAATCACGATGTAAAACTAGCCTCTGATGCTGCTGTTTTAGGGTTTGGTGCGGACAATGATGTAACTCTTACACATGTACACGATACGGGTCTTCTTCTTAATAGCACGATGGCTCTTCAATTTAACGACGCTTCACAGTTTATTAACGCTCCAAGTGCTACTGTTCTAGATATCAACGCTACTGACGAAGTAGAGGTCAACGCTACTTTGATGGACGTAAACGCAAACCTAGATGTTTCGGGCACGTACACTGGTGGCGGCACAATGACTACTGGTGGTAATATTGTTATACCTGACGCTGGCACGATAGGCAGTGCGTCTGACACTGATGCTGTATCAATTACATCAGCAGGTAACGTCGGTATTAATACAACATCTCCTGCAAAGAAGCTTGCAGTTAATGGACCTGCACTAGCAACTATTAGTGCGCTTACAGACGGTTCTACAATTACACCTGACTTTGATACTGCACAAAACTTTTCTGTAACTTTAGGTGGAAATCGTACACTTGCAAACCCAAATAATATTGACGCTGGACAAACTGGCTCTATATTTGTTACACAAGACGGAACAGGTAGTCGCACGTTAGCTTTTGGTAATAAGTTTGCGTTTGCTGGTGGAACTGCACCTACATTAACGACCACAGCCTCTGCTGTAGATCGTATTGACTACATTGTTATGAGTTCCTCAATTATACAAGCTGTTGTATCACTTGACGTAAAGGTGCCTTCGTAGAATGGTATTTCAAAATAATTTGCTGGCTGGAGCTTCTGGAGCTACTGGCGCACAAGCACCGTTTGACACAACTCTGATTAGTAAATCAGTGTGGATGGATGGTAGTGCTGATGGTTTTACAAGAGGAGCAAGTGACTTCGATAATGAAGACGGGAAAGAATTTACGCTAGGCACTTGGTTTCAGTTAACAGAGTTTAGTGTTAGTGGTGCGTTGTTTGGTGCAGGGACGAGCGGCGGTTACACGGCTCTAAGACATGATGGTAATAATAAACTTTTTTTTCAAACTCAAGTTGGCAATGCAATTCTTAGCACAGTTCCCGTGTTTAGAGACGTAGGTTGGTATCACCTCATTCTCAGTGTTGATACTACACAAACTGCATCAAACAACAGGGTACGACTATTCATAAATGGTGAAGAGGTAACACTTTCTGGAACGCAACCCGCACAAAATCGCGTTTACCAGTTTAATACAAACCAAATTCATGAGGTTGGCGACAGTTTTGAAAACGGAGCTTTTGAAGGATATCTTGCACAAAGTTTTATGATTGGTAGTAAATCAATACAGCAGGGTGATTTTGCTATAACAGATTTTTTAGATACTTTTACATTTGGAACAAACGGTTCTCAGTTCATACCTAAAAAACACAGTGAAATAAAGACGTTAGTAGACGCTGGTAGTGACAATTCCTACCTTTTGGATTATGAACCCGCTGATCCTACTGCAACAAATGCTTTGGGATTAGACACTAGCACATACGGTAACAATTTTACCTCGACCAGTATGGGTAGTGCTAATCAGTCACCTAATACGCCTAGTTTAGTTTATCCAATAATGAACCCTCTTGACCAAGACCCTTCAACATCAACCACACTTTCAGAAGGTAATTTAAAAGTTTCTATGGGTACTGCTGCTGGAGATGGTATAAGAGGAACATTACCATACAGCGGTAAAATATATTGGGAAGTAGAAATAGACTCTATCTCTTCCAACTCTGGTTCACATATTGGAATTGCAACAAATAATCACAACCTTGCACTATCAGCAGATGATACTTCGGGAAACGGTCAAAGGGATGCATTTGTCGGTATAAGTTCCTTTAGTAGTAATTTAACAGGGTTTATTTCTGGTTCTAATTTTGATAGTTCTTACGGTGGTCTTGGTAACAATTTTGGCACTGCTGGAAAATACTTAATGTTTGCAGTAGACATTGACGCCGGAAAATTTTGGGCTGGTTACGATGGCACTTTTTTCAATAGTGGAAACCCTGCTGCTGGAACAAACGATTCTGGAAAAAATTTAGCTTTGTATGATAAATGGTTTCCGGCAATTAGTCGTATAGGAAGTGCAGGTTCCGAAGCTTTTATTTTTAATTTTGGACAAAGTTCTTTTGCACATACTGTACCAACAGGTTTTCAATCTTTGAACAGTTCTACTTTGACCGTACCAGATTATCAAGGAATAGATTATTTTGACGCTACAATATACGAAGGTAATGGCACTGGTCAGAGAGTAGGTGACTTTGTTCCGTTCACTGATGCTTACACTGTAGATAATTCTGCAATGTTTGAACATGATGATGCTAAGTATTTGAGCAGAACTATTGAAGCACCTTCCGCTGGAGCGCCCGCTAAAAAAGGCACATGGTCAGCTTGGTTCAAGACAGCACTCATTGACACTGATAATATTTTCTTTGACAATGGCACAACTGCAACCAATCGTTTTAGCTTGAATATGGATGCTAGTGGTCAGATAATTTTTTCTCATAAAGCAGTTACTATTTTAAAAACGAGTGCTGATTTCAAGGGTGATGGTGCTTGGCATAATGTTGTTTTAAAAGTTGACACAAGTCAAGAAACCGCTTCTAACAGAGCAGCTATGTTTATTGATGGTGTTGAGCAAACAGCTTTTGAAGAAGATCGGAGAGATGATAGTAATTTCTCTCGACATGATGAAATAGGTTACATGGATGAAGGCGCTACTCAATTTGTAGGTAGCTATAATGGTTCTTCTGCTAATCAATGGGATGGTTATTTAGCAGAAGTGGTTTTTTTAGATGACCAATTTTTAGATGCTTCTTCGTTTGGACAACTAGACACATCAACAAATCGTTGGGTGAATAAAAGCGTAAGCGGTTTAACTTTTGGTGACTGTGGTTTTTATTTAGAGTTTGAAGGTGATTTTAGTTCTACCTCATTGGGTAACGATGCTGGTAAAGATTCTTCTGGAAATGGTAATCACTTTGCACAAGGTGGGACATGGGCAGCATCTGATCAGTTTACAGATACACCTTCTAAAAACTTTAATGTGTTCGATGGTGGCTTAAATGCTATGGGTACGTTATCAGAGGGCAATACTAAAATAGCTACAGCCACAAACAATAAAGCTGCTTATACAACAATGAATATTCCTTCTACTGGTAAATGGTATTGGGAAGTAGATATAACTTCTTATGCTAGTGGAGGGGGAGCATACTTTGGTTTACATGAGCATGATGAATTAAATACAGGTGCAGCAGGTGTAACTTCGACAGCAGTAATATTCCAAAACTTTAATGGTACTGCAAATGTTTATGATTCATCTAATACTGATGTTACATGGTGTAATTC